CTGCACGCCCTGAGCCGCTGCCATCTGGCCAGCCGCGGCCCGGGGGGCCACGACGTCCATCGCGACTGCTGGGGCGCCACCATTAGGCTGTGGCATTGCAGGAACGCCGCCACCATGCATGGCGAGCAGCTGCTCGGCAGTGACATTGGGGTCGGCCGCGGCAATCGCCACGGCGTCGAGGCCGGCCTGGAACTCGCCGGGGGCCATGCCGGCCGCTGCAGCCATTGGTGCAACGCCACCGGCCGCGCCTTGCTCCCTACCGGCGATTGCGCCAACCGCTTCAGCTGTACGCTCCGTGGCATCCGCCGTCCGCTGGGCGGGATCCTCGAGCCGGCCGATTTCCGGGCCGATGTCCAGGCCGACGCCGCTCCAGTTGCCCTGGCCGGCCAGCCCCTTGTCCTTCTCGGCCTTCCCGCCTTCCGGTGGAGGCATGAACGCACCAGGAGGGGCCGCGGGAAGCTTTGGCTTCACGGGCTTCGCGGCGCCGTCTGCTGCCTCGGCCGGCTTTTGCTCTGTCTTGCCAAACGCACGGTCCCTCGCCCTGGCTGCGTCCTTCCTGAGCTCTTTGAGCGTGTCCTCAAAACCGGCGTCGCGCCGCTTGATCTCCTCGTTGCGGCCTTGGGCTGCCTTCTCACGCTCCTGCTTCCGCTGCTCTGCTCGAGCATCGGCCGTCGGGGCACGCTGGCGGGCCTTTTCAACCTGAGCCTCGACTTTCTTCAGCGCGTCCGACATGCCGTTCACGGCGAAATTCCAGTCGAACGCGGCACGGAAATACACGCCGAGCTTCTCAAAGCCTTCCTGCAGCGTGAGGATGTCGATTCCGAACACACCCATGAATCTGTCGAGCCCCTCGGTGAGCATGTCGCCGATGTAGTGCGACGTCGCCAGCACGGTGTTCTTCACGAAGTCGAACGCCTGAGCGAAAGCTTGGTGCATCTGCACCAGGGCGATCGCGAGGTTGACGTTCATCACATGCCACGCGGCACCGAAATCCAGCCGCATGAGCGCCGCCATGATCGCGTCGGTTTCCTCGCGGAACGCCGGCGAGAGTGTGCGGGCGATGACAACGCCGCCAGCGATGGCCGCCGAAACTGCGGCGATCGACAGGCCGATTGGCGAGAAGAGGGCCGGGATCAGCGGCAGGATTGCTTGGATGACGCGCAGGCCAGCGGCGAGCCCCTGGAGGGCGATGCCGGCAGCCAGCGACGCCACGCCGATGCTGAAGAGTGCAGCGACACTTCCGGCCACAATTGCGACGAGCGTTCCGTTTCTGGAAATGAAGTCGCCTACCACCGCGAGCAGCCTTGTGAACGCCTGAACGGCCTGCGTGGCGATCGGCCCCATTGACTCAATGACTTGGATCTTGAACACGCCGAACTGTGCGCCCAACTGAGCGACCGCACCACCAAATGAGTTCATCACTGCCGTGGCCTTGCCGATAGCCGTGCCGCCTGAGTTTTGAATAGTGCCAAGCACTTCGTCGAACTTGTCTCGCATCGTTGAGAGCGACAGGGCGGCGTTTGCACCGCGGATCTCAAAGATGTCTGTGAACAGTCGGATCTTGTCGACGTTGCTCATTCCGGCGGTCTTCTTGCCGAGATCCTCGAGCACGTCGATAAACGGACGCATGCCTCCGGCCGCGTCGCGGGTGCTAACCCCCAACGCGGCGATCTTGCCCTCTTCGTTCGCGATCGATTCAATCACGCGAGCCAGACCGGTGCCGCCCAGCGACCCGCGGAGGCCGGCATCGGCGAGCGTGGCAATCGCGGCCGACACGTCGTCGAACGATTGGCCCGCCTCTTGAGCTTTCGGACCGACGAACGACAACGCCTCTCCGATGGAATCAACGCTCGTCGTTGACGCGTTGGCCGTTGCCTGCAGTTTGTCGGCAATCGTCCCAAAGTCGTTCGTTGTCATCCCGAACTGAGCCATCGTGCTCACGGCAACCTCGACGGCCCTGGCGAGATCCATATTGTCGGCGGCAGCCACCGCAAGGATCGGAGAGATCGACTTCATCACGCCCTCGGCGTCGAGGCCGGCCTTCGCGAGCTCGCTCATCGCACCGGCCACCTCTTCTGGTGCACGGCCGAACTGAACGGCGAATTTCTTGGCAGACGAATTGAGAGAAGCAAACTGCTTGTCGGTCGCCCCGGTATTTGCCCGCACTCTCGCCATCTCAAGCGAAAACGCCGCAGCCGTGCGAGCCGCGAACACGAACGGAGCCCCCATCGCCGTGCCGCCGATCGTCATGCTGGTGCCGGCCTGCCGCAGCTGCGTGCCGAGCGTCATCATTCGGGCACGGATCCGCGACATTGCCTGCTGGAACTGCCCGTCACGGGCAAAGATTTCCACGTAGGCAGAACCGGCACGAATTGCCCCTGCGCTAGCCGCCATCTGGCACCTCCGGCTTCACGGGGCGGAATCCAAACGCCATGAGGATGTCTGGCGTGGCCTCTTGCGGCTTCATCTTCGGGACGCGATAGAACGGGTGGAAGTTGTGCATGATTGGCGGCGGCTCACCGCTTTCCGCGTCGTGATTGATTTGGGCGTGCATCGCCATCAGCGACGCCGTGTGCGTCCAGTTTTCGTGCTGCCGGCCTTCGGCCATCCAGACGAGTTCTCGGAGGGTGAAGCTCCAGGGGGCGACCCCGGCGATGCCGGCGAGGTGGAACCCGAGCTCCCATGCGTCTTGAGGGCTTCCTCGAAGTCGCACTGGCTCAAGACCTGTTCGATCGCTCGCTTGGCCTGCGCCTCCATCTTCTGCTCCGTCTCCCTCAGTTTCGCTATCACCTTCTTGACCAGCCCCTTCCTGGGCTCTTGGAAAAAATCGGATACCTGGTCAACCAGGCGCTCTACGGCCTCCTTCAACACCTGGCCGTCGCACACGGCGAAAAACTCGTCGTCGGCCATGTCGCTGGCAGCCAGCTGCGGCCGCACGACGGCGCAAATGACCTCGAGCACTTTCAAGTCATCTGCCACCCACCCCGAAAGCGATTCCTTGTCGAGGTTGCATATGTCGAGCACGTTGACGCCGCACAAATCGCGGACGCGCTTGACCGTCAGGTAGTTGACCTCGACCAGCCATTCCTTGCCGTCGAGTGTTTTGAACTTTGCCATCAGTTGTAGGGCCAGAGCTTTAGGACAACCTCGTAGGCCAGCACGCCGCTGAACTGGCCAAACAGCTTCACCTTGTGCACCAGAAACTTCGCCGTAGCACCGTCGACCGAAATAGTCACCGGCTGCGGCGGAAACTGGTTCCACTTCGCCATGAACCGCCGCACGTCTTCGGCGTGGTAGATCTGCAGCGTGATCGTGTTCATCTCGGTGAGCGTGAGCTCACCGCGTGCCGCAGAATCCCACCGCGTGACGTCGACAGTGTCGAGCTCTAGCTCAACATCAAAATCGCGTGTGCCCAATAGCACAACGCCGTCCGCGCTGATCGATTGCTTCCTGGCGAGGCGGACCTTGGCCACAGGTCACCTCTGCGTCAGGACACAGTCGGTGCGTAGCTGATTGTGTACTCGTGCCGCCCCTTCGGGCTTACCTTGTTCTTGACGTCGACGACCACGCAACCGACGGCAGTCATTCCGCCAACCGTAATGGGTCCGGTGGCCCCTACGGTGGCCGAGTGGTTCGTCGCGGTCACCTCGACGGTGACGTCAAGCAGCCCGCAGCCGATCTGCTTTTCGGTATCACCGAACACAGTGATATCTACCTCGTCGCCGCTTGCGTTCAGATCGACGTCAATCACGTCATCAAGAATTACGCCCGGGGCAGTGATGAGCGCGAGCTTACCGAGCTTGTACTTGGCCATGTGGTCCTCGTGTTGGGAAACTTAGACGGTGACCTGGTCGCCGGAGTCGAGAGCCACGCCAGGCTTGATCGTGATGCTGACGGCCTCGGCCCCGCCGATTGGTTGCGTGCGCTTGGCGCTGGTGACAACACCAGTGATGGCAAATGCAGTTCCGCCGCTGGGCGTGACGGTGACGGCCACGGCCTTGCCGTAGGACTGCGTTGAGTCGCCGAGCACGGTGGCCTCAAGCGTTCGCGACTGCAGGCCGGCGACGGTTCGTTTGTAGACCCCCGTGCTGCCCTTGGTCGTGGCGTCGACCTTCTCGGCCTCAATCGTCATGGAGACGTCTTGAACGCCTGTGAGCCCAGAGATCGTCGTGTTTTTGCCAAGCTGAATGGTGGTGGCCATGTATTCCTCGCGTGGGGAAAGCACCTACCGTCAGTATACCTGAACGGTTGATCACCCACTGCGGAAGCGGCCGGCGAACTCTTGTGCGATCCTGCCGCGCCTCACGCCCTCAAGCATGGCAGGGAACATGAACGGGCGCGGCGGGTACGGGAACGTCTCGCGGAAGCTGGTGATCTGCCAGTTCGCCTTGCTCTTCGGACCCTTGCCGACGCGATACCAAGCAAGGATGCCCTTGTAGCCGCGGTCATACCGCGGAATCCACGCCCAGGCCGCCATCTGCTGGGTGCCGCCGTGCTCGTGCAAGCTTGCGATATATGGCGCACCGTCCATGAAAGCACCGACAACAACAGACTCAGTCGATGGGTCATATTGATACGTTATTGAGCGGCGAATTGTGCCCGCGTGAGTGTGAGGTGGAGTGCCTGGCTGCGATGGTGGCTTAAAGCGAATCTCAAACAACCTGTCCGAAATCTTCCTTTTTGTCCTGGTGCTGATGTCGTTTCTGGCGAGCAGCTGCCTGAGTGTCGCGTTAGGGTTGGCTCGCATCACCTTGAGTGTCGGCTTCGCCATGCCCATCTTCTTGATCGACCTTCGACTGATCTGCATCACCACCGAACCAGCCCGATACAGCCCACGGTAGATTGCCTTGTCGAGCGCCGCCTGCACGCTCGCCCGGTCGAAAAAGAAGTCGAAGTTGATCCGCATCGGGATCCCCATCGATCCCGATAGACCAGCACCGAGCGGATTCCGGCCAGCGTCTAGCATGCTCATGCGCCGGTGGCTCCCGTGGGCCGCGGCCACTTATCCACCGGCACGTCCCACTGCGTGGCAATCTGAGCCATGAACACGTTCCTGGCCTCAAGGAGCTCAGGATCGTAGGGCAGGGGAATGCCGACCTCTGTCCAATCCGTGAACTCCGGCAGCCCCGTCGGCTTGATGTAGTTCGACCGAATCGCGTCGACAATCTCCTGGCAGATGTCCTCTAGTGCTTCGATCTCGGCGTCGCTGCCGACGTGCTGGGCCACGACGATGCCGACGGTCGCGTCGGCAACCTCCATGCCCTTCGTCTCTGTCTTCATCGTGTAGGACCCAGGCACGACCGACACGCGTAGGTAGCCGAGATCCTCAAGCGAGTAGTCGGGCTTCCGCTGCATCTTCACGTCTAGCGTGCCGCCGGGCACGCTTCCCCACGTGTATGCCGAGAGGGCCGCGGCCAGCTGCTTGGCGAGGTTGCGCGAGATGTGGGGGAATAGCGTGGGCATGTTACTTTTCCTGCGGGCCTGGGATATGCGTCGTGAGCTCGAGCTCCAGCTTGGCCACCGCGGCAGCCGTCTCCTGCGACGAGTGCCGCCGGAATGCCTCGCGGGCGTGCTCCAGAGCTTCCTGCTTCAGCCCGAGGTTGTAGGCCGCGGTGGCGGCCATCTCGGGGGCACGGTGCCCGTAGGCCACTGGATCGCTTGTGTGCGTCTGGCGGTCTGCCGGAGCCATTGCCGCCCGCCTTGCCCAGTGCAGGGCACCGACGGCGTCGCCGGCATCCCAGCACGCCTCGCCGAGGGCCAGATAGCCTTCCGGCTCGTGTGGTGACTCCTCAATCGTCCGCAGGAGCCAGTTGCCAGCCCGCTCCGGCTGCCGGCGGGCGAGCACTCGATACGCGTATGCCCGCTCGCATGCGGCCC